CAACCTGTTTCCGCAATTACTTTGGGAAATGAAGAAGAAGGGTCTGCATTACCGCCGCCAATTTTGACACAAGATCAGTTAAATTTTGTGCCTGATAAATACGAAGAGCCGGAACAAAAGGAGCAAAAAGCCTTTTTTGGTGGAGTCTTGTTAAACGTAACGCGAATGAGCAAGAGTAAGGAGAAAGTAAGTTGGTCAGCACAAGTAGAGGAGGATGAAAATATACCTTTACCTAAAACAGTAAAACAGCTCATTGTTGATTCACCAGAATTACAAAAAGAGATATTCGCCCACTCTCTAGATAGGCCTTTTCGTGCAGATATTTATGCTGTTTATATCAGAGATGGTAAGGGAAATCCTATTTATAAGAGGTACATTTTAAAATCCATAGAATAAAGGATATTTGTAATTTGGAGAAAAATAGTAGGATGAAAACATGGCAGATATACACTCTAATTGGCCTTGCGGCATGTATAACCTTGATGCAAGCATGGACCACTTACCGTATGGTGCAATCAGAGGCTGTATTTCCAATGAAAGCAGTTCAATATCTAAAGAAGAAAGAGTTTGATAAACAGTTAAATACATTAAAAACAACTACTTATTACTGGAGAGCTATCCCAAAAGATCAATTGACGGAAGAATATGTACAAGAAGAAATAGACAATGATGACCTTGTAAAAAAGGGGAGTGTTGATCGAGATACTGTTGAAGATAATCTCCACAAATTACTAGATCCTATTTACGATGAAGAATATGTCGGTACTTTGTACGAAACTGATAAAGATGTAGTTATCGTTTACAAGAAAACAGAAACAAGCCACGCTACCACGGAAGACTTTTTCTATCATGATCCCAATAATCCAGAGGATTGTGATCCTTTCAAATAATCTTTCCTACATTCCTCTTACAAACCCCATGCAATATCATTGCATGGGGTTTTTACATGGCCTGAAATATTGGAACAAGGCTGTTGCCCGTGTGTTATATTATGCACATGGACGCAAATATCACTCGCTGGGTGAAGGGGGGAACTTGTGGAGTGACGGAGGCCGCCCGAATCCTTGGTTACAGCCAGGACACCGTGCGCCGGATGATAGAGGACGGCGAATTGATCGGTTGGCGTGCCAGGCGCGGAGGCCGTAAATTTTTGATGTACAGGGCGCAAGTAAAAGATGTCGCATCCAGGGCGCAGGCTCAGGCGGTGCAGTATGCGCGGGACATGCAGCAACTGACGCTGCCCCTTTAATTTTGCCGCAAATGCCGCAAATACAGCTTTTGCGGCAAACGCCGCTTTTGCCGCAAACGCCGCAGCACCATCCGGGAAATGGGCTAAACTGCCCACATGAACGACGCGCAAAAACAAGATTTTGGAGCTGCAACGGATAGTGGAACGCATGACGAACAAACCCTCACGTTGGGAAACGTCGGGGTGAGCGAGCCGAAGGCGAACGAATCAAACGCCGGGGCAGCTGCCACGCAGCAAACGGCAAAGAATAATACGCCCTGGTATTTGAGCCGGACATTTTGGATCAACGCTGCCGCCCTGGCCTCTTTATTGGTGCCGGCAGTGAGGGATTGGCTTGAATCCAACCCTGTGGAATTTACAGCCGCTCTTGGGGCGGTCAACGTATTGCTCCGGTTTGTGACCGTGGGCAAATATCAATTTGCGGAGCCGACCGGTGATCAGGATGGAGGCGTTGACGAGTCAGCGCCGAGAGCGTCCAACACGTCCTGCGCCGGCGGCTCCGCCCTCCTGCTGATGATCGGCATGTCCCTGGTTATGATGACCTGGGCTTGCAGCAGCGCGGATAAGCAGACCGCCGCCAGCGTGGCTCTTACGGATGGCCAGGTGGTGGTCATCCGTGGCGGCTCGTCCCTGGTGGTGGACCGTGACAATCACAGCGTTTCCTGGTCCCAGTCCACCCCGGACGTGGTTGTGGTGCCGCCCGTGGTGCAGGCTACTTCCAAATAATCGTTATTAACTTTGACTATTAACTAATTATGAAAGTAGCACTGGACATAGGGCATTGCTCCACGGGCGACCAGGGCGCAGTAAGCCGCGACGGCCTGGCAGAGCATCCTTTTTGGGCGCAGTACACGCCGGCAATCGTCAGAGAACTGGAAAAGCTGGGGCACCAGGTGCGCGTCTTCCGGCGCGAGGATTACAGCCGCAGCATCAAGAATGAATGCGTAGCCATCAACGCCTGGGGCGCCGATGTAGCCGTGAGCCTGCATCTCAACTCCGCCGATAGCCCAGCCTGTAAGGGGGGGCATGAAGTGGTGCACTACGACGGCAGCAAGAAAGGCATTGCCCTGGCCAAAGCGATAGACGCGCAGTTTGACCTGATTGCGGAGCTGGCCGACCGCAACATACGGACGCCTTATGCCAACCGTGGCGACGTGTTTTTACAGGGCACCGTGTGCCCGGCGGTGATTGTGGAAGGGGCGTTTTTGTCCGTGGATTCCGATGTGGAATTCTTGCATGAAAAGGGTGAGGTACTGGCTCAGGCCGTTGCTCACGGCATCCATGCTTACGCAGTACAATGTGGGGCCTGATTGCAGATGCCGCATCAGGTATTCCCCCTGAAGTGGTCGGAGGCATCATCGTGGCTGTCCTGAGTGCGTCCGGCGGATGGGTAGCCAGGGGGCGCAAATCCCCCCAGCAATCAGAGGATGCCCAACGCGTTTATCTGGAAGATAAATTCGCCACCCGTGAAGAAGTTGCCGAAATCAAGCAACAACACCGGGCGGAGGTGTCCGACCTCCACGCGCGCCTAACCGGAATCACGGTCAAGCTCAATGAGATGTACGGACAGCAAAACATGATGATTGAAATTCTTAAATCACGGAAATCACTATGAACCAACATGCCAAGGTTAAAATCGCCATCCTGCGCAGTCTCAAGCGGATGCCCAAGACCTACACGATGCGCGACGAAGCATTGCGCGCAGAGGTCTGTCTGGACGTGCAGCCGCGCCCCACGCTGCTGGAACTGGAAGACGCTCTTACGGACCTGGAACAATCTTCCTGCATTATCGGCACCCGCAACGAGCTGACCGGGGAACGCAAGTGGATGATCACGGATGCCGGAATACTACAACTTGGACAGATATGACCATCCCGGACGCTATTGTTACCATTGCTTCCATGGCCTTTAGCCTAACCGCTTTATATTTATTCATTAAATACCGATGAAGAAACTCCGTCAGGACAGCGTAGCTGCCAATCTGCCGCCCTACCTCCGGGATGCGGTGGACGAGATGTTTTTCTCCGGCACGACCTACAAGGCCGTGCAGGAACGGGTGGCGGAAGACGGCATCACCTGGAGCCTGACGAGCATCGCGCAGTATTACCACAACCACGTCCAGCCGCTGATGGCGACACGCCGCAAGGACATAGCCGCCAAGCTCAACAAGATGGACGCCTCCGACCTGGACGAGGCTACCTTGCAGGCTGTGCGCTCCACGGTGTTTGACCTGGCAACCTCACCAGGCAGCGACCCCAAAACCCTGAAAACTCTGTTCGGCATCGTGCAAAGTTACGCCAAGGGCAAGCTGGAATCCACTCGCCTGCAACTGGACATCGACAAATGGCAGACGATGGCCGCCCAGGCACTGCTGGACAAGGCGCTTTCGCCGGAGGTCCAGGCAATCGTCAATGGCGAGGGCAGTGACGCCCAGAAGGTGGCCATGCTGCGCCCGCTGCTGTTTGGCAAGGCACAAACAATTACACCGGAATTTATCAATGGATAAAGGCAACTCCCAGCCCCTGATCAATCTGCTTACCTTCCAGGAAGTGGCCTTTTGGCTGCGGCTGCGCACCATGTTTTTTTTGTGGGCTCGGCAGCGCGGCAAGTCCTACCTTATTGCCGCCAAGGCGATAGACCGCATGCTGGAACGTGCCGGACGGAGTTGTTATTTTGTCAGCGCATCCATTGCCACGGGCAAGGAAATCGTGGAAAAAGAGGCCCAAATCTGGCACGACGCGCTGGCCAAACTACGGGCAAAACAGGAAGCCCTGGGCAAGGAACTGGGCGGCAATGTGGTGGACAAGCGTTCTCACAAGCTGCTGGCCGTGGATGATCTGGCGGAACTGATGGACAAGCAGACGGCCCAGGTGCGCATCTACCATACGCGCACCTCTTACAGCCGCACCAAGATTCTGGCCCCCAACCCGGACACGGCGCGCGGCTGGACCGGAGATGTGTTTGGCGACGAGGTAGGGTTCTGGCCAGACTTCCGGGCGGTCCTGGACGCTGTGGAGCCGATCATCTCCCGCAATCCTGATTTTCTGATGTGGATGTTCACGACGCCGCCGGAGGACGACAAGCATTTCACCTATGATTTTCTCAACCCCGGCCCGCTGGAATTCACGCCCAACGCCCAGGGGAATTTTTACAAGACGGAGGCCGGCTATCCGGTCCACCGTGTGGACATTTTTGACAGCGAGCTGGCGGGACTGTCCCTGTTCGATCCGCTCTCCGGCAAGCCGGTGGCGTTTGAAGAATACCGCGCCCACGCCATGGATAAGGCATCTGCCGATCGCAACTATGCGCTCAAGTTTGTTCAGGGCGGGCAATCCGCCGTGCAGCTGGCGTGGCTCAACAACGCCATGTACAAGGGAGCGCAGTGCTGCACGGGCATTGATCTTAGCAAGGAGGTACTGGCAGCATGAGCAACTATGAGACATTGATACCGTCCACATGGGCGGAACACTTGAAAGGCGGCAAGGTATGCCTAGGCCTGGATGTGGCGTCCACCATTGAGGACAAGTCCAACCCGAGCTCGCTGACAGTGATGGAGCAATGGGAAGGCGTCTATTATGAACGGCTGGTTGTGCGATGGAAGACGGAAGACCTGGACGTGATGGAATCCATCATCCGGCACGTCCTCAAACCCATCGCCAAATCATATCGCAAGGCCTTGGTGGTCGATAAATCCAATGAAAAATTTGCGGCTAACAAACTGCGACAAAGACTGTCCGGCGAAATTCGCGTAATCGGATTTGCTGGGAACAACAATGTCATCTACGAGGGAGAAAAGACCGACGCCAAAACGGCCATGGGGTCCGCGTACTGTGGCGCGTTGGAAGATGGCCTGATCGCCATGCCCTCCGGCAAATGGCTGAGGGATGATCATCGGCTGGTCAAGCGCAACGGGGCCAAGTTTGAGTGCAAGCCGGACAAGAACGGCAACCATGCCGACACGTTTGACAGCGGCAAACTGGCCTACTGGGGATTTGTGGGCAAAAGCTTTGTCGTAGTTCCCCCCGAACCGGGCCGGCGCGACGTGAACAACTCCTGGGCACAAGCTGCTAATCAGGCGGGCCTGTGGAATAACCAAAACCTTGATGAAAGACCGTTTGCATGAGCCGGAACAATAAATTCAGAAAGGGAGGAACTCTGGGCAATCTCACGCTGACACCAGCACAGGCTGCCCGCCTGAAAAGCGACAGCAAGCCGGTGGTATTTACCGAGCAGGACTTGCGCGACATCCTGGGCGACCAATCCCGGCATCTGTCCTATACGCCTCCCCTAGACTTTTTGAACATTTCCACCGTGCGCTCCTGTATGAATGAAGCCCTGCGCGGAGCGTACGCACAGGTGCAGTGGATATGGGAACAGCTGGAACCGGCCGATGCCGTGCTGGCCAGCTGCGTGGAAAAGAGGGACACCGCCCTGAAAAAGCTACCCTGGCGCATCGTCAAAAAGAAAGGCCTGAGCGATTTGGAAGACGCTATTGCAGACGCCCAACTCAGAACGGCCAAGGACTTTTGCAATGCCATATCCAATATGGACGAAGCGATCGCCGCGTTCGGTCAGGCATCTTTCAGGCATTTCCGCCGGTTGCAAATGGTGGAGACTTCCCGTGAATTTATCCTGCAAGTTACCGATAACTGGAATTGGAGCCGAGACGGCTACAATGGGAAATGGCAGTGGAACCCACGCGCGACATTTGGAACGGCGCGGGCGGAAGAGGTACCCGTGCCAGAATGGTCCATCCTGACGCGGCTCTGCCCGCGTCCCATTGACCAGGTGGCCATGATGCTGTGCCTGGACCGCAAGAACGCCAAGGCACAGTGGATGACCTGCAACGGACGTTACGGCACGCCGCCGTTTTTTGTGATCATGCCGGAAGGAACGGATGAAGACACCAAGACGCTTTATCTGAAAATGGCCATGCAGTGCATCAGCAACAGCTGCGGCACACTACCTCCCGGTGCTGATGTCAAGGCCGTGAGCGTACCGGCCAGCACGCCGGACATGTTTCTCAAACTGATCGACCTGTCCACCCAGGAACTGGTGCTGCGCTCCACCAACGGCCAGATGACCATGCTGACCGCTCCTGGGGCAGGCACCAACACGGAAACCGGCTCAACGCACGAAGACGGCTTTGACGATTTGGCTGCGGCCGAAGGCAAGGACATTGCCGGCGTTCTCAACCGGGGTATGGTGCGGCCCATCATCGAACAATGGCACCCCGGCCAGGAAATTTACGTGGAACTGGAAATCAAGCACCCGGAAGCGGACGACACGGTGGCCAGCGTCACCAACATTTCCCAGCTGGCCGGAGTAGGCTACCGAACTCCCGACGACCAGGTGCAGGAATTGACCGGGTACAACGTCACCACCCAGGCCATGCCGGGAGCTGACGGGCTGGGCTTGCAATCTCCCCTGCTGCGGGAGATGCACACCCGTTATGCGCCAACCATGCTGTGGCCGGCAGCGCGTGAAGCGTTTGACCAGTCCTGCATGCGAAAAGACTGCAACAGCCGCACCCAGGAACCGGCATTGAGCAAGGATGAACTCGATACCCTGCGCCGTATGGCGGAGGTGCCGGGAATAGGAGAAGTGGCCAAATTGGCGGAAACGCTACAGGCCCCCTTAAAAGCCGCCATGGACACCGAGATGCAAAACGGCCCGCAAGAGCCGGGAACCCTCGTTGCAACCCCGTTGCAAATCGCAAATTTGGAGGATGACGACGAAAGGAAGGACACCAACGGGAAGATGAGCCGGTCGGAAGCGGCCAGACACGCCGCCAGAGTGCGCTGGGGGCAGGAAGGAAGAACCGGCCGGAACCGTGGCGTCGGGCGTGAAGGGGAAACCAGATCCGGCAGGAGCAACACGCCATTGAAAGCCGGCCAAAATGCCACAGTCACCGAAAAAGTGGATGCGGTGGAAAAGGCCATCACCAGGACGGCCATGAAAGGCGGCAGCGTGAAAACTGGCGTGAAGGTCGGCAAGAAAGATCTAACGGTGGATGGAGGGCATAAGGACTACTACGGAGCCAAACACGCGCAGAAGCATATAGACAAGGGAGAGACAACCGCCCGGAAAGCAGCCCAGGCCATTGTCACGGGCAAACGCTCCAAAGATGGCACCGGAGTAGTGGCACGGGGCAAGAAAGGCTCCAAAGCGGTTTTGTTCAACGACGGGAAAAAACAGATCAAACTGAACACGGCCTACAAAGACAAACGACCATAAAAGAGAAAGGCCCGGTCATGAACCAGGCCCTACGGGCGGATAACACGGGCTTTGGCCCCAGTTTACTTGCTCAAGCTCATGCGTCACCGCAAAAGCAAGTTGCCGACCGGATCTTTAAGCTAACACACAAGAACTAAAGAACAAGAGCGAATTTAAGACATGAAAGTGATACCGTTTAACGAAGCGCCCCATGCGCCCTATGAACTGGGGAAAGTGCCGGCTGCCGGATGGTTTGCGGTGGAGCCAACCTGCGAGTGGACGCCCAAAATGCAGGATGAACTGCGGCGAGCCTTGAACGATCCTTCCGACACGGTGTACCAGGCCCGGCTGGATGCCCAGGGATTGATGATCCTGGAAGACAGTTTTTCCCTGGAAGACACCGACGGGCGCGGTCTGCCCACCTCCGAGCAGCACAAATTTGAAAAGGCGTTCGGCTGGGTGAAGGCGCTGCACGCGGAAGGGGATATGCTCTGGGCCTGGATTGAATGGACCCCCAAGGGACACCAGGCCGTGAATGAAGGGGAATATGTGTTCTTTTCCACAGAATACGATTACCCGGATTTTGAAGTGATTGACAACCGCGTGGTGGCTCCGGTCCGGCTGGCCGGCCTGAGCGTAACCAACTACCCCAACCACAAGGGACAACTCCCGATGACCAATTCTCGCAAACAAGCAAACCGAGATAACCAACAAGACAAAGACATGAAACCGACCAACAAGACCCGCACGGCCATCACCAAGCCGAAGCGTGACAAGAACAGCGAGCTGGACCAGACGCCGGATGAACCGACCGAGGAAAAGACGCCTCCCACCCCTCCGGCCCAGGAGGATAACAAACCCGCCGACACGAATTCGGACACTGACCCAGATGACCCGGAAAAGGACACCAACGACGACGGCAGCGCTGCCGTAAACATCCTGATGCAACTCGCGGAAGAGATGGATCTGGACGAATCCGCCAACGCGGAGGACGTGCTGGCCGCCGTCCAAGGCCTCAAGTCCAAGGTGGAGGAACTGACCGCTGCTCTGGCTGCCGCCAACGCATCCGGAGGACCGGACACCAACAGCCGCAAACGGCGTTACCCGAACCTGGCTCCCCTGCGCGACGTCAACACGCGGATGCAGGGCCAGAAACCCAACCGGGATGTGAGCGTGCGCATCAACGGAATGAGGCGCGACGTGAACACCCAGGAGAAAGCCATGACGGACTACTGCCAGGGCCGCGTGGATAAGGAAGAACACAAGCTGGGGCGTCAACTCAACTCTGCCGAATACGCCCGCGTCTGGCGCGATGCCCGCCAGGACTACCAGGACGGCCTGCGCTAAGGCATCCGGCAACAACCAACACACCAACACACGAAAGGAAATCAACCATGATCGTCTATGACAAGCCGGTGCTGCGCCGGCAATACACGGAGGAAGCCAGCAAGCAGGGCCACCTCCATGAAGGCAAATTTGCCTCCATCAATGCTGCCGGGGAAATCGCCCTGGAAGACAACGACACAATGCCCCATGGCGTGATCAGCGAGCCGGACGGCCAGCTGCGCTCCATGCTGGGCAATCGGACCGGGGCATCCATCATCCTGTGGTCCAGCCAGTCCATCGTGCAGGCCCAGCTGGGCACAGACCCCGGCACCATCAAGATGAACACCCCGCTCAAGCGTAACGCTGACGGTACCGTTTCCGCATCCTCGGAAACCGCCGGCGACCTGATTGTGGGTTACGCTGTTCAGGACGTGGCCACCACCAAGGCCGGGCAGCTGATCAACGTGATCATGTGCAAGCCCTACAAAGTGGAGGCAGCCTCCGAATAACATCATTATTAACTTTTAACCATTAACTGATATGAGCACAAATTACACTTACTGTTACTCGTTGCACCAGATGGTGGTGGGCTGGTTCCGCCGTTCTCCGGTCAATCCATTGTCCTTTATCGCGCCGTCCGTGAAGGTGGACGGAGACAGCGGGACGTATGACTATTTTCCCCAGGGATATGCGTTCCGTCGCGTGGACACCTCGCGCGGACGCCATCAATCCGCCCGCAGCCTGGACCTGGTTTGCACACCACATCCATTTGCCCTGGAGGACCACAGTCTGCGCATCGGCATCGACGATCAGGATTTGCATTTGTCCAGGGAAGAACTGGACGCCCGCCGCTCCGAAGTGGCCGCCCTTAAAGCGGAGGCCAGGACGGGAACGCTTCTGGGCGTCTGGCAAAGGTCCATGATTGCCGACGGGTTTGACCATTTCCGCAGCCAGGTTCAGGCGCGTTCCGGCGTGGGCAACTGGTCGTCTTCCTCCGCCGATCCAATGAAGGAACTCAAGGACGAGATTGACCGCATGGAAACCCAGGCCGGCATCAAGCCCAACCGCATTCTGATTCCGAGCAAGAAGTGGGATGTGCTGGGGGCCTCCCCCGCCATCCTGGATGCCATCACCTACAACAGCGCCAGGGAACTGACCGTTGACTTGTTCAAGCAACTGCTGGGCGTCCATGCCGCCGACGATCTCCAGGTAATGGTGGCCAATGTCTCCGTTGGCAAGGATGAAGCAGGACCATCCGTGGAGTTTGAAGGAACCAACTTGCTGGGTGACGACGTATGGCTGACCTATGCCCAGGAGGGAATGACCGTCGGGGACTTCTCCGGCCTCAAGGTGCTGAGCGCCGGCGGCGACGCCTACGCGGAAAACGTAGAAAGCTACTACGAGCGCGGCATCCATACCACCTGGTACGAAATCAATATGAAGCATACGTACGCCGTAACGGCTCCGCCCTGCGTGAGCCGCCTGACGATCAGCTGATCATGGCCTCCCGCTTCCGTTGCGGAAGCGGGAGGCAAAGACTAACAACAACTAAAAGACCAAATCATGATGACAAAACCTAATACCAGCAAGACCAAAACATCCGCCCCCATGGCTGAACCCCAGGGCGACAATACCAAACCGGCAGACGGAGAACCCACCGCCCCCAACATGACCAAGCAAGAATATGACGCCTTGACCGGCACGGCATCCCAAGAAGAGGATCCTCCTAAAACGGAAAACAGAGAAATTAAAGGACAGGAACCTGTATCATCCGCCGCCACCTTGCGAACAGCTGAACCTTCCCGCGTGGAAATTGCCGCGACTATTGCCTCCGGCCTGGTGGCTCACGGACGCTATGCAGCACTGCTGCGCGACGAGCGCATGATCCGCGAGCTGGCGCTCAACTCCCTGCGGGTGGCCGATGCCCTGATCTCCGCCGCTAACCCCCAAGCCTGACCGCTTCATGAAAGCCTGGATCAAGCTGACGACGGATGACCTGGCCCTGGTATTCAACGCCAAGGAATTGGCCGTTGTGGCACCGTCCGGCCCGGACTCCGCCAATCCCTGGACGCTGGACACCCTGGACGACGTGACAGCCATGGTCAGGGAATCCATCGCCAGCAATCCGGCCAACGCGCTGGACGATGACCAGGCAACCATACCGCGCACGCTGCGCGCTGCCGCGATGGACATTGCGGCGGTGCGTCTGCTCAAGCGTTTCAGCATGGCCATCACCGACGAGCGGCGCAAGGCGGCGGATGATGCCGCCGCACTGCTGGCCTCCATTGCCAGGGCGGAACGCAAGGTAATGGGGCCGGACGGCAAGGTGCATGTGCCCGCATCGCACAAGCCGTCCATTATCGCCCCGTCTCCGGCCTACGGCAACGACGGCACAGGCTGGTACCCGGAGCCATGATCGAGGCATCATGGCAGTTAATAGTGAATAGTTATCAGGTAATAGCATGCCCGCTCCCGGTCAGTTTATCCTTAACAAGCAAGTCATCCCGTCCGAGCTGCGCAGCCGGGAATGGGAAGCTGCGCGCGTGGATTACTGGCGTATGGAGCGGGCCTTTGTGATGGCGGGCAAGGTGCGATTTGAGGATGCCCAGGCTTGCCGGAATGCTGCGGCTGCTCTGGCCAACGGGAAAGTGTCTCTGATTGAAGCGCGCCGGGCGGTCCGGGAAGAACTGGAACGCGCCGGCTACCGTCCCACGCCGGGAACCGCCGGAACGATTAAAGACATCTACACCCCGCGCCGCCTGGATGTAACCTTGAAAACCAATGTCAACATGGCGCGCGGATATGCGGAAAAGAACCGGCTCACGGGCAATGCCATGTACCCGGCCAGCGAGCTGCACCGCAACCGTCAATCCCGCGAGCCCAGGGACTGGCAAACGCGCTGGAATGAGGCCGCCGCCTCCGTCAATTATGAGGGTGTGGCCAGGGACGGTTCTTTCATTGCTCTGAATGATTCCCCCATTTGGGCGGCGCTGTCCCGGTGGCGGACGCCTTACCCGCCTTTTGACTACGGCAGCGGCATGTGGTGGCGTCCGGTGAAATGGCGTGTTGCCGAGAAAAAAGGCCTGGTAACGGACGAAGATATGGCCCGCATCGAATCTCAGCGGCCGGAGTCGTTCAACCATGATGTTGCCTTGGACACCAATATCCGGGATGAAGACTTGGGCGCAGCCCTGGCCGAACAGATGAAGGGCATTGCAGAATGGGACGGTTCCTCCCTGCGCCTGGTGGACCGCAACGGCACACGTCCCTATGATGCCGGAGAGATTGGCCGGGTGATCGCCACCCAACCGCGCGAGGACGTGCCGGCATCTCTGCGCACCAACTACCAGGCCGACGCCCTGGCTGAATTTTTAAGCAATCCCGACGGCTTCCGGGCCGATGCGCCAGAGAACCGCGCGGGATTGGACATGATTGAAGACGTGGCGCGCCTGTTTGGCCGGATTCTGCCGGACGCAGCCCCGGAACTGGAAACGTCCCTCACCCTGACAGCGCAGGATCTGGCAGCCCTGCAATCCGGCGTCTATCGCGTGCCGCTCACGGTAGCCGCATTACCGGCTGTGCCCGTCGGGAGTGCGTCCCCTGCCTCCGGCAACGTGCGCCTGGTGGTGCAAGGCGGCAGCAGCGCCCGGCGCATTGACTTGGCGGCGGCTGCCATCGGCCGCCAGGTGGCGCCCGGCAGCCGGGTATTGTTGGGCGGTACGGCGTACCGCGTCATCGGCATCGACACGGCCACCAGGCCGGCAACCATCACTGTGCGCGAATTATGATCAGTCTGAATGTGACCATCACGGGCGGCATTGCTTTGAAACTTGGGCGCAAAGAACAGGCCCAGGTGAATGAAGCCATTGCCTTGGACCTTCAGGACAACCTGCGTACCCGCTTTGAGGATCGCGGCGGCCGGTCTTTTTGGGCGGACGCTGCCCGCGCCACCGTCGTGGAACCGGACGGCAATGACCGGTTGGCCGTGCGTGTGTACAAGCGCGGCGTCCGGCACCAGTGGCTTGGCTCCATTAAGGCCCTGGGAGGTCCGCTACGCGCCAGCGGCCGACCGTCCGAAGTGACGGGAGAACCGACCAAAAATCTGGCCATCCCGACGGAGTATGCCCCGTATGGGTTGAGCATCCAGCAGGCAGGGCTGGGGGGAAGCCTGGTGTTTGTGCCTTGCAAGGGGCCTGCAACGGGGGTGCTGGTTGGCGGCAAAGACGTTCCCATCACGAGGGGACCGCGCAAGGGGCAGACCCGGCGTGTGGCAGATCCACAAAGCCCGATTTTCTACATCCTGATGCGGGAGGTCACCATACCGGAACACCCGGATGTGATGCCCGATGAAGACGAAGTGCGCAGCGTGGCCGAGGAAGCCGTACATGATGCCCTGGATTTTTTAAGCAGAAAGAAGAAATCATGAAGAAAGCGCCCAGTTACCTTTATGCCCGTAAACTGATGGGACATTTACAGGGGGACACAGATCTTGCCCCGCTGGTGATGCCGGGCCTGTTTGACCGCGTGAGCCAGTGTGACCTGCTCCTGATGACGGCCAATTCCCAGTATTGCTGCGTGGCCGTCACACCGGGCGATCCAACCAACACGGACCAGGCGCAGCGCACGCGCACCACACGGATGGATTGCCCGATGGTAGTCGGCATCTACATGCAGCAGGAATCCCTGTTGCCGCCAGGGTATGAATCCGTGGATGAATATCTGGCCGACGTCGCGGCTACCATTATTGCGCGTGTCCAGAACTGGATGCGTGATGAAGAGGACAACCAGGAAGAACCGGTCGTTATTGGCGTAACGCCGCTGGATTTGAGCAAGCTGGAAAAAATCAAGAACCTGGTAGGCAAGGCCGTCGTGCTGGCTCCGAGACTTTTTTATTAACCCTGAACCATAAATTAAACCATGGCAAAAGCAGAAACCAAACAGGAACAGGCCCCGGCAGCAGCCGTGGGGGAAGCAACGCAGGAAGCCGCCGTCAAGGTGCGCATCCTCAAAACGGGCACCGAGATTGACGGCTGGCGCTTTGCCGCCCGCGCCCTGGTGACGGTAACGGCCAAACAGGCCGCCGCACTGGAAGCCGACAAGGCCGCCAGGCGCGTGTATTAACATCAGGCTCAACTATTAAAGAAAAAAGACTAAACATCATGAGTGAAGCAACAAGACGAGTGAACTACCTGATTGGCGGCATGCCGGTCAGGATTGCCAAATTCGGAGTGACGGACGGCAGCAAGACGGTAGGAGTGGACGCATGTCCGGCAATCCCCACCTCCGAAGCTCCCGGCCCCTGGCTGTACCTGGGCAAAATCAAGAGCGGCCAGGTGGAGCAGGTCAAGAAGAACGTCCAGATTGAGGGCGTGAATGATGCCACCGGCATGTATGAAATGGAGGATGTAACCATGGTGCAGCAGTACAAGCTTAAATTCACCACGCAGTACATTGCGCCGGAAGTGATTCAGCTGGCTTTTGGCGTGGCCGGGGAATTGGAAGACAACCAGGAAGCCGTGCCGTTTGTGTCCAACGGAGAAATCAAGGTCTGGCTTTATGGACGCCTGACGGACCACGCGGAAAACGGCAAGGAACTGATGGAGTGGTGCGTCATGGGGAGATTGCGGCTGACTAATACTCCGAATTTCGCGTCCGACCCGGCAACCGCTGAATGGGAATTGAGCATTGAATACAGCCCTTTGCAAAAGCTGACGCCCAAGGCGTTGGCATCTCCGGCGACGGCCTGATGAAAACCCGGAGCGGCGGGGGCACGCAGCCTCCGCCCTCCGCAATCCTAATCACGAGACATGGAACTGGTAATTGATGGCAGAACAATGGCGCTCCGCTGGCCCTCCGGGGTGCCGGTGACGGATGTGTCCCTGGTGCTGGGCGATACGGTGCCGGTGCGCATCCGTGTGGAGCATGCCCTGGATAATTGCACACCGGCGCTGGCGGTCAAGCAGACGATAGGCAGTCCTGACCTGATCATGACCGTGACCGGGTTTGTTCGTAAGGATGACTGGCAAGAAGCGTCCTGGGTGGTCAATACGGCGCCGCTCCAGGAGGCGCTGGACAGTGCGGACAGCGTGGCCCTGGTGGCCGAGGTGGTGCTGGTGGCCCCTGATGGAGCGCAGCACACGTCCCGCCCGATCCGGGTGACGGTGCGCCGGGACATCCTGCCGGCGGATTATGCGCCGCCCGCAGAGGTGTTGGCCGACTGGTCCGAACTGGTAGCCGACGCCCTGGCCGCGCAGCTGCCGGACGCGCTCAAGGAGGCGGGCGTGGAATTGGAAGCCGCGACCGGGCAATCCACCTTGTCCAGCGGAGATGCCGCCGACACCTGGACCATCGTGGGTGGCTACGCGTTCACGTGGGGAGACGAGATACTGGCCGGGCATCTGCCCGACAGCTGCCGCCTGAAAAGCATTTCCACTGTTTATTTTTTTGACGATCCCGCCCTGAATCAGTATTGCCTGCGTGTCTGGCGGCTGACGGACGGCGCTTACAGCCTGATTGGCACCTCCGCCTATGTGTCCAACCTGTCCAGCGGCCAGACGGCCACGTGGGTATTTACGCCGGGCATTCCCCTGACGCGCGGGGATGTCATTATCATCCAGGTGTGTGAGGGGACCGAGATGACGCCCTACGCGCTGGGCATGCACGCCGTCCTGACCCCTTCCGTCCCCGGACGCGGTTTGATCACGGAGGTGTCCAACCCGCCCACCGTGAATGGTACGATGGCTCCCTTGATGACCGTGGTGGTGGACTATGACGACGGCATCACCCTGGGAGGGATGGAGCTGGCCACCGCGCGGCAACTGGATAGCCTGGGGCGGGATGTGCGCCAATCTTCCGCGACCGCCGAGGCTGCGGCGCGGACGGCTGGCCAGGCAGCCGCTACCGCGTCCACGGCTGCCGATAACGCCGCAACATCTGCCACTAGCGCGGCCAATTCCGCGACGGCGGCCCAGCAAGCTTTGGCAGCCATGCCGCAGGTGGACGCTTCCGGCAACATGACGCTTCCCGGCAATATCACCGCCGCGGGAGGCACGTTTGCCGGGGCCGTCAACGCCAACGGAGGCATCAATTCCCCGTCCCCTATAGCAACCATGCAGAGCATGACGACCCTGGGGGCGGGATATGCCGCCGAGGCTTTTGATTTATCGGGATATGTCGATTTGCGTAACATCGCATTCGCCAATGCTGTTAATGTCAGCAAAGTGACATATCCGTACTTGATGGACAAAGATCTGGTTATTTTCAGGGAGGTTTCCGCCGGGAATAACTTCATGTCTTATCCTCTTATTAAGTTCGATAGGTACAATTTTGCCTGGGGGACATTTCCCCCGTCATCTATGGTGTTGAGCATGGGGGGAACCTACATGAATTTCGAGGCGGGGGAACACAATGCTTTCATGGGATTTGCTCTTGGGCAGACTTCCATTGACGCGCAAAGCGTTTCGGAAGTGGCTCCCCCCTATATCTATCTCAAAATGTACAGCCGTGCGCGGGCGCAAACGACATTTTCCATTTATTACAATACTGGTGACGGGGAGCAAGTCATTGAAAAACCCGGACGAACTCAATCCATCAACAGATTGTATCTTATTTACGAGCAAGTGAATAATTTGTCCGCGCGCATTTCGGTAGGAGTGGTGTACAGCTCATCCAACCTTGGCGTGACATCCAGGGAGGTGACCATCTACAGCATGGGGGAAATTGCTGTTGATTATTATGCCTGCGCGGAAAAAGTGATCCCCTTTTTCGCCAACAACACCACGGCTCCGACAATCACCTCCATGAATAGAGCTTTGGGATTGGGCGTTTATCCTGGCATGTTGATAACTGATTATTTTTCAAAAGTAATATGAATGCAGAAATACAAATTCAGTTTCCTCAGCCCGGCAACTGGCAGGAATTCACCCTGACAGCCGTCTATGAGGACGCTGGAGGTTACACCCGGACAGTCCGCTACACTCCTGCCGATATACCCGCGGAGCAGGCCCCGGCCATGCAGGCCGTCGTTGCCGCGCTGGTAGGGCTGGCGGAACCGTGGCAGGCGGTGCAGGTGTGGGCACGGCTGAAAGAGTTTTACGCTCCGGAGGAAGCCGTGGAACTGACCGTTGAGGCCGTCAATCCGCAGGGCGGGCGGAGGGTGTTCACTTCCCGTGATTACCCGGAGTTCGTCATTACCGACCCCGCCGCCGTGGAGTTTTTCAAGTTTTTCACGACCAGCAATCTTTAACGATTATGGACGCTTACCGCTCGCAGGATACAGTCATCTACCGCCCAATCGGAGACGATGCCCCGGAGGCGGTGGCCTTGTGCAGTTACGGGGATGTGATGCCGTCCCTGGTAACTGTGGTTCCCTCCGTCCAGGTGCAGCGCGAGGCCGTTATCGGCAGCCGCTGGATGCACCAGGCGGCACGCGGCAATGCCGGGTTGCAGATGTCTTTTTCCCTGGCGCGGGCTTTCAGCACTTACGCCGCCGCCAGGGCATGGGGACTGGACATAGCGGAATTGCTGGCGCTGTACCCGGAGGGCATGATCACCTGGATGACCGCCTATCATGCCGGCATCCCGCAGCGCACGCGGGAATACCACGCCACCCTTGACCATGTGCAGCCTTTGCCGCCGACCAATGATCAACGATATGGGGCCGCAGCGTTTTGGGGTGTACTGGAAATTCAACTTTTTTTAACAGGAGACATTGATTGACCTATGGATTATGACGTAAGCATCAGCATCGGAACCACGGCCAACCTGGGAGACCTGACCAAAGCCAACAAGGCGGTGCAGGATTTGGCCAAGGCTGCCAAGCAGGTGCCGGATAGTTTACTTTCCGGAGGCGTGGGCGGTACTGCTGCCCCGGCTTATACCGGGGCAGCCACCGGAGGCGGTATGACCTGGCGGCTGGAGGGAGCGGCGGAACTGTCCAATGCCGTCAAGACGATGGACGGCGCCCTCAGGCAGGCGGGCAAGAATTTCACCGTGACCTCCCAGCGCCTGGACAGGAGTGCATCCTTGTTGTCCCGGAGCATCAGCACGCTTACTTCCCTGCCCGGCAAGCTGCAAGCCTGGGGCAGCAGTACAATGCAGTCCTGGAACCAATTCAACGGCGGCCTGCAAAACCTCAAAAATGTGATCGGATTGGGTAAGCAGGCATGGGACCTTGGCTGGTCCATAGGAGAGTCGCTCAATGAGGCATTTGGCGTCAAGGCCAAGCAGATTGACGCCAAGCTGGCCGGCATCATCCAGGCTGCCCAGGACAAGCTGGCCCGCTGGCAGGATAGTATCAATTCCGCCCGCGCCCAGCACCGCGAGGACGCCTTTCTTAAACAAGAAGCCGCAGGCGTCAAGCAGGTCAATAACGCCTACGCCGCCCGGCTGCGCACCATTGAGGCCATTGACCGCAAGGCCATGGCCGGGCTGGAAATGCAGAAGAAACTGCTCCAAATTGAAAACGAGAAGAACCGCAGCATTGTCAACCAGCGCCGCATCCGGGGTGAGATTACCGAATCCCAGACGCGGGATGAATTGGCCAGGATTGATGCCAAAGACGCCAACGAGCGCATGGATATTGAGCGCAAGCAGGCTGACCAGGCGGCACAGACGGCCCAGGCCAGGGCGGATGCCGCCGAGGAACGCTACCGTAAACTATTGGAGTTTTCCCGTTCTTCTCAATCCAAGCAACTGGTGGAAGGGTTGAAGCCGATCCAGGTCATGGAAGAGGCCGATGCCACCAAGAGAGCAGAAGAAGATCTTGCTCGCTGGAAGGCAATCCAGCAACGCCATAAGGATGCTCAAAAGAAAATACAAGAGGCCATTAAAGACCAGGCACGCGCCGCTACCATGCTGCCCCTGGCAGGCGCTCCGATCGCGTTGGCACGCAAACAGGATGAAGACCAGGCACGGCAGGACTATGAGGCCGCTGTGGCTGCCCAGCATGAATTCATGCGATCCAAAGGGATGAGCTTTAACGAGACGGACAAGGGCAACGAGGAGCTTTTGAAAAAGAAGGTGGATCAGCACCGGCAAGCGCTGGGGAAATCATATGAGCACATCAGCAAAACGGGGCTGGTAGGAGATTTGAACGGGATGAATGACGATGAACGGCTGGCCGAGTATGTTCGGATTTTACAGCTGGCGCAATCAGTTATAAAGGATGACGCATCCCGCCTGGAAGAAGCCCTCCGGGAAATGCAGGACGCCAGGCAGCAGGCGGCGGAAGCCAGTTCCAGGCTGAGGGGGGTACTGACGGAGCACCAGGCCCAGACGGCGGCCAACGAGGCCGTAAACCAGGAGACGGCCAAGACCAACGCCCAGCAGGATGCCGTGAAACATACCGATGTGATGGCCTCAGCCTTGGAAGACCGGCTCCGCAAAGAGATTGAAACCAAGCAACGGAACCAGGAAAAACAGAAGGATGCCCTGTCCAAGACCAATGAACGGCTGGATGCCAGCATGGGACGCTTCCAGCAGTATGCGGAGAGATTTGAGGGCAATGACGCCTTGGCCGCCAAGCTCAAGCAGTTTTCCGATATTTTCGCGCGGTTGAAAGCACTGCCGCGCAGCGCCTGGAACAAGAAGGATTTGATGGATGCCAAGGCGGCCGAGAAATTCGCCAAAGAACTTTCTGAGGCTGCCAAGCATTCAACCAATCAGGATGAAAAGGGGATTGCCCAGGCGGCTATGCAGGCCATTAAGGCTTGGCAGGATGCCCTCAAGAAAGAACGGGCCATCAAGAAAAATGATAAGGAGTTGCGCGATCTGGAGCGCACTGCCCAGGATGTGGCCAATTTGTCCGGCAAGCTGCACGATGGCCAGGAGAAGGTGCTGGAGCTGGATGACTGGCTGGCCAGAATGCGTCGTAAGGTGCTGGGACGCTCCGGTGAGATCGCCAACAAGGAGCCGATAGGAGCGCTTCCGTACGCCGAAGAGATGTTGAAGAAGGTTCTTTCCGAACAGGGCGACGGGGGAACATCTGTAACTCAGGGCGAGCGCAAGCTGCTGGAGCATCTTAAAAGCAGGCTGGAAAATGATGACCGCCGCCTGGAAGCAGGGAATGAGTTTAATGAGATGATCGGACTGATTGACCAGATTTTAACCAGGTATTCCTCCGCGCAGTCCGCCCAGGGCAAACTGTCCGGAGAAGTGGCCCGCCTCAAGGCGCGGCTGGATAAGATTGATTCCCAGGGGAAATTCGGACCACGCAGATGAAGACTGTTGAACTTACGGACAAGGCCCTGGAAGACGCGTCTTACAGCTGGCAGAATTTTACGCCGATGTGCGTTTCCTGGCGGCAGATAATCCGCCGCAACGATGAGCCGCCTCCCTATCTATATAAAGAGCCGGCGCGCATTGTCTGGCACGGCTCCACCATCATGGAAGGAACAGTCCGGCGTTGCCGTCCCTCCTTTTCCGGCAACAGCTGGGCGTGGCAAATAGATGTGCATGACATCCTCAAACCTCTGGAAGGGACGCTTTGCTTTAACGCCTCCGGCAGCCTGAAAGGCGCTCTGTATGCCGCTGTGGAGGGCGGCAGCGGTGCGGATGCTCCGCGCAAAGTGTCTATTGCCGGGACGCTGAACCGCATCCTGAAAGATGCCCGCAAGCATGGATTGCTGGGGGCGGATGTAGGAATTCAGGTGGACGTTTCCCCCGCGGCCTGGGTGTGGAACACGGCCCTGGCATGCGATACTTACGCGGGCGTGTTGCGCAAGCTGTTGGGGGCACGCCCCGGCATGGTGTGCTGGGTTGATTATTCCGGTTCTTCTCCCGTGATCAGGGTTGCGGATGGTGCCGTCCTTCCTGCGGTCACGCTGGATCGCGCCGGGAATTTGCTGACGGCCATCGATTTGGACCCGCGCCATGACCTGGTTCCCCCTGCGGTGGGCGTGGTACTGACGGCCGGGAACATGGCCCGTCAATCCCAGGTTTGGCCGCGCGGGGCTTCCCTGCGCCAGGAGGGATGCGTAACCGTGCAGCTGGCCATGCCCGGAACCACACCGGAAACGGAAGACGAACCGCCCAGCTCCGAATCTCCCATCTGGTCTTTCTTAAAGCCCGAGATACTGGTGCTTGGAGACAAGCTGCCCACCGGACCTGATGACGCGGCCGAGTGGTGGCAGGGGAAAGTTCCCAAGCTGGCGGAAGTTCCGGGGGCGCGTTTCGGGGCTGTGAAGAAAACCGTTCTGAAAAACAAGGCCAGCGACGCCAGCAATTACAGCACGGCGGAAAGCGCCCAGGTTTATGAGTTGATCAAAGGGGATTTGTCGCCGGCATGCAAACTGATCAAGTGGTGTTATGTATCACTGACGCAGGAAGTTTATATCACGGTGCCGCCCCGTCCGGGGTTTGAATTGCTTTTTGGCAAGCAGAAGATCGTGAACGGCCAGAAACGCTGGTACAGCAAACTGACATGGAGGGGGCGCACGGTCAACACTCCCAGGCGTTGGTACAGGGCCGACAAGTCCGGGACAACGGGGCCGGAAGATGGTTCCTCAATACCGGACAAGCCGGACACAGGAGGGACAGAGCAAGAATGGCCGGATTATACCGGCGTCCTGCGGGATTATTATGAGATTACCCGGCAGCTTCCCTGGGAGGGGACGTTGCAGTCCTTGCGGGCCTTGTCTCCTGCCGGGCTGGTAGGCCGTCAATTATCCATTACAGGCGGCCGCGCGGAATGGGTGGATATGTCCACTGTGGTGCAAGGGGTAAACGTAGATTTAGCCGGTAACAGAACGTCTATTAACACAGGGGTGCCGGCGCATTTATCGTTGCAGGATATGATGGACCGCGCCAAGTCCCTGCAATCCGGCCAAGATGATCTGGACCAGGATGACCAGCAGGACAACCCGGTCCAGACTCTCCAATATGACGATGATGCCCGTAAATCTCCGGAGGCTCCCACTTTCGGGCCGGAAGGGGAAGTCGTCTGGACCGAGGCGCCCGACCGTCCAGCGGGTTTTGGGTTCCAGGTTGTCCTGGATTGGGATGACGATAATACTACCGTGACCGGCTATCGGTTGCGGCCGGGGCTGCTGCTGCTCAACGGGACGACGTTCTGCAACGCCGCCCCGGAACCTACCGAAGGAGACTGGTACAAGGGGGCCGTTACCAGTGGGGAAATTTGGCTCAATGTTAGGTTCAGCGGCAAAGGGAAGTACCAGGGCAGCACGGTAGCGTATTCACAAGGGCCTGTCAGTCCTCTTCGTCTCCAACCGGAGGAACCGGACGGGGAAGAGTTTTATTACTCCTTCCATCTGGCCACCATTACAGCCGATCATGAAGTCATCCAGTATGAACTGGGTTCCATCCAGATTCCCGTTCATGGCGGTTCCAATTATCCCTACGGCCCCGCCTAAACAAGAGAGAAATAACGATGATCAGAATTACCATTTTAACCTTCAATCGTGATGCGGCGCTATCCCTGGCGGCATTGCGTTGCGTGCGCCGGCGTTTGCCGGATGCCGCTGTAACGGTAGCCGATGATGGACACGATCCGGTCACGGCAGATGTGGCCGCCCAAATGCAAGCCCTGGGCGCCATGTATGTGCAGACGGATTTTCCACGGCGCGGCAACCTCAACGGCAGTTCCTGCGTGCGTGGCATCCTGGAAACGTTGCTGGACGGCACAGCCGATGACGATGTAGCCATCAAGCTGGATGCCGACACGGCATTGCGTTCTGACGGACCTGTGCGCCGGATGCTGGCGGCGGGTACGGAAGGCTTCGGCAGCTGCTGCGACGGCCGGATCATGTGCGGCCTGTGCTACGGGTTCACGGGTTCCGCGTTGCGCCGCATGCTGGCAGTTCTGGACCGTCTGCCCATTGGGGGTGACGATCCGGAGGATATAGCAACGGGACGCTTGGCCATGGCCGCAGGGGTTCCGCTTCACATAGAGCGGCCCTGGGCGGCATCACGGCCGGAGGGGCGCTGGGCGGCCTACCGCTGGCCAACGATGCCGGCAGTAGCCAAATATGATCGGCTGGACGTGGTGACGCTGGGCACTCTTCACATGCCCCGGCAGCAGATGGACGCAGCAGAGTTCATCCGCGTATTTGACGAGTTGGCCTCCAGGGACGTGATCGGGGAGTAGAGGGCAGTTCAAGCCGTTTTCAAGGGAGGTGCAACCAGGTTGCAATGGGGATGCAGCGGACAGACGTTCAAGGGCGTTTTTCCACAATGCTTGATAATTTTTCTACAAAGCATTGCGACGTTACAAGGGAGTACGTAACTTACTTGGAAAAGAAAAAGCTCTCCAAGCTTGTTTGGTCTAGAGAGCTTTTTTGTTCCATCATCTTGTTAAGTTGTCAGGAAGAGGGGTGATTATTGAGATTGAGTTCTGCCGGGGGGAGGGACTGGAGCAGAGCCAGGATGGGGTCCTGCGGTTCGGCGCCCATTTCCCGCTGGCGTTTGAATTCCTCCTCTTCCTGCTGAAGGGCTGCCAGTTTGGTGTCTTCCACCAGTGCCTTGAATTTGTCCGCCTGAGAGTATTCTCCGTCCTCGTCCCGGAAAACGCGGGCCAACCAGCGGCGTTTTTCTTCCGTACTGAGCAGGGGATTTTTCATATGCCGGGGAATGTATTTTTGTCCAGCAGGTTTCCGGCAAGCTGTTCTCCATCCGCAGTGGGCCGGTAAACATAAGGGCGACCGTCTCCAATACGGTTGACATATCCCTGCGCAATGAGATCCTGCAGGATATTGGTGACGGTATTAGGGTGCAGGCGTGTGGCTTCCGTAATGGTGCTGTGGCGCCTGTACCCGGCAATGACGGCCAGGATGACCTGGGCACTGCTGAGGCGGAAGTCCAGCCTGCGGACGTTGGAGGCAAATATCTGTATGAAATCCAGTGCTTTCATGAGCATGTAGTCACAACTTATTATTATGTTATTTTCTTATTATTCTCATGTTATTCACATTCTTCCGGGTAAGAGGGCGATTTGATTTTTCTCAGCAAATCCAGCAGCGGGTGGGAATCATTGGAAAAGCACTGCACCGCATTGACGGTAGCCGCCTGCGGAAGAATGATTTTATGGAATTCCTGGTTAAGATTCTGGCGCAGGCTTTGGTTGCCCGTCAGGGGCATGGCCAGTTTTTCTGCCAGCCGGGTGGCCAGTGCGTCCATGAAGAGGGGATCGAATTGGTCGGCGTTTTCAATATCGGCAATGTAGCTTAGGGGCAGCGGGGCGCAGGAAGCATGAATGCGGCGTCCCTGCATTTTCCATTCCGAGCATTCCACATCCAGCACGCGCAGGCAGTCTGCGGGCAGCGTGAATTGATAGGGGGTCAGGGAATTGGGCGCCTGTGCGGAAACGGAGTCCAGAGTGGTTTGCGTAGCGGCGAAGGTCCAGCGCGCCATGCAAAGGGTTTCCCTGCGGGCCGGATGGTAATGAAGAACGCAAAGGCGGGATGCCGTGGATTCATTGGCAATCAGCGTGTCCAAAGGTGCCTCCCCTATTTTGGAGAGGGCCGCGTTGCAGATGTCCAGCGCGGATGGCGTATCCGGCTGAAGTAAGGATTCATTGATCATAGCGCCCTATGTTTTGGAGGAAACGGATGCGGAATGCATCACGTTTGGAGGCGACCTCTTTGATGCCACCAATGGCATGTATGCGTCCGGTTTTTCCTCAGGTGCATTTTTTGCCGATTTGTTTATTTGATAAATGCAAGCACTTGCCCGGATTGTTCGGGCAGGTGGGGAGAGTTCCCTTTCCTTCCATGGGAAAAGGACGCCCCCGCCGCATGGATTGTCTGTGAGGCGGGCGTCCGGCATCCTCTGGAGCCTTATATCCGGCAGAAGGGAAGGGGAATCAGTATCAACCATGAATAGAAAGCAAAAGAAATTATGGGATTTATGAAACCGTCCACACCTTCCGCTTCTGCTCCAGAGCAGACCATCCCGGTCAAGGCGGAGAGCGTGGAACAAGAAGTAGGGGAAGATTATCAGGCCCGGGAACGGCAGAGGCAGGGAATGATTTCCACCATTCTGGCGCGCCGTCATTCTTCCGCCGGGCAGGGGGAGGTTAATCCGCGGACTCTGCTTAGGAAAACTCTGGGATAGGCGTTGCCATGGAAGAAAGAGTTGCGGAATTGAATTCCGTGTACAAGTCCTTGGCCGCCCAGCGCGCGCCATGGGAAACGTGGTGGGACCGTCTGAGGGATTACGTGCTGCCTCGCCGCCTGAATCGGGAAGGGGAGGTTTCCCTACCCAACAGGGACGCTATGGACCGCATGACGGATACTACGGCTGTGGAGGCATGCCAGAAGCTGGCCAGCGGCCATATGTCCTATATTACGCCCAGCCATGACGTATGGTTCAAGTGGTCGGCTCCGGATGACCGGGGAGGCGACGAGGCGGAGGCCTGGTATAACCAGTGTTCGGAAATTGCCCTGAAAGAATTGTCCGTTTCCAATTTTTATACGGAGATTCATGAGTGTTTTCTGGACCGGGTGGCTTTGGGGACCGGAAGTCTGTTTACGGGCACATCCTCGGACGGAAGGCTGTTGTTTACCAATATTCCGTGCGGACAGTTCGCCTGTGCGGAGAATGCGGAAGGCCGGGTGGATACCTACGTCAGGGAGTTTACCTACACGGCTCATCAGGCACGCTCCATGTTCGGGGTGAAAGCTCTGGGGCCCAAGGCTCGGGAAGTTCTGGAGCGCGGAGGCAATCCGTATGCCACAACTCTGAGGTTTCTGCATGTGGTGCGCCCGCGCACCCGGCGCAGCCGCCGCAGGGAGCAGGCCTCCCACATGCCGTTTGAAAGCGTTTACCTGTCTCTGGACGACCAGGTGATTGTGGAGGAAGGGGGATACATGGAGTTCCCTTATCTGGTAACCCGCTTTTTGAAGTGGGGCAGCGGCCCGTACGGTCTGGCTCCCGGCAGGCTGGTGTTTCCCGCCATCCAGCAGGTGCAGTTCCTGAACCGTATTCTGGACACTCTTGGCGAGGTGGCCGCCTTTCCCCGTATTCTGGAGCTCGCCAACCAGATTGGGGAGGTGGATTTGCGGGCCGGCGGCAGGACCGTCATTACCCCGGAGGCCGCTTCCCTTCACCTTCCCCGGGAATGGGCTACGCAGGGCAGGTATGATGTTGGGATGGACCGTCTGGCACAGAAGCAGGATGCGATACGCCGTGCCTATTATCTGCCCATGCTGGAGCTTTGGAGCGGGCACCGCGGCAATATGACTGCCACGGAGGTCATGGCGCGGGAGAATGAGCGCGTCTTGATGTTTTCTCCTTCCTTCACGCTGTTTGTGAGTGATCTGTATTCCACAATGACACGCATTTTTTCCCTGCTGTTCCGGATGGGCAAGTTTCCCAGGCCACCCCGTGCGGTATTGAGGGTAGGGAGGGACGGCTCCGTTGCCGTCGGAGAACCCAGGGTTGTCTATCAGTCAAAGATTGCCCTGGTGCTCAGGCGCTTGCAGAGTGAAGGGATGGACCGCAGCCTTCAGCGGCTGAATATGATGATGCAGGCTGCCCCGGATTTGGCGGATCATGTGGACTGGGACCACTGTTTCCGCCTGTCCGCCCGTGTGGACGGCGCCCCGGAGAGCATGCTGAGGCCCTGGGCCGATGTCCGTGCCATGCGGAAGGAACGGGCGGACCTCCAGCAGGGAGCCTCCCTGGCTCCGGCGGAAGAGGATCCTTATGCTTCCCTCAATCCCTTGCTTGACCAGTTAACCGCGATTCAGAAATGAACCAGGATACGACATTGCAGCAGGAGGCCTCCGTTCGGGAGGCCCGTTTCAAAAGGCGCCAGCTTCTCCGGGTGTTTGACACCCCGGACGGGCGTGAGACTCTTTCCTTTCTGGAAGCCCGTTTCCAGACTGATTTGCCCGTTTTTCAAGGAAGTCCGGGGAATTACGACCCTCTGGACGCCATGAGGAGGGATGCCTACAGGGAGATCTTTCTGTACATCCGCCGCCAGCTTCAATTAGCCATTAAAGAAACCACAGAAGAAGAGAAAAATGATTGATTCCATTGATAACAGCATGGCCGCTCCTTTCAGGGATGCGGAGGGTTCCGGGGCCGTTTCCCCGGAGACGGACGCGCTGTCCGAAACCGCAGTTCAAACTGAACCTTTTCCTCCCCTTCTGGGTGAGGACGGAGGTTTTGCTCCGGATTGGTACGCCCGGTTTGATGAGTTGAAAGGGATGGAGAAATCTCTTTCCAAGTTTAAGACGCCGGAGGCTCTGGCGAAGAGTTACGCGGAGCTGGAACGCCTGCGACGTTATCCCGGTGTGGAGAATGAAGAACAGATGGCGCGGTTCCGCCGGCTGGCCGGATTGCCGGAGTCGGAGGAAGAATACCGTCTGGAACGTCCTGAATCCACGCCGGAAAGCGAATGGAATGCCGGGCTGGCAGAGCGTATGGCCCGCACGGCCTATCGTTACGGAGTACCGCCGGAGGCAATGAATGCTCTTCAGGAGACAATGGCCCAGGCATATGACGAGGCCCGTGAGCACATGGAAGATGCCCGGATGGAGATGGAAATGCAGGCGGAACAATCCCTTCAGCAGGAATGGGGCGCCAATTATGAACGCAACATGGGCAGGGCTGCCGCCGTTCTTCGGCGGCTTGCCTCTGAAACAGGGGTGGATGCGGACGCTTTACTGGATAATCCGGGACTCGGTTCCAATCCGGATGCAATCCGCCTGTTGTACCAGGCATCACGTCTGCTTGATGAGGCTCCTCTCCATCATACAGGAAATGCGGCGTCTTCTCCCGCAGAGGAAGCCATGCGGATGGAATCGGATCCATCCCATCCTCTTTATGAGGCGTATATGAATGTGAACCATCCCAATCATAAATATGCCAATGAGTTATATGATCGTTTGACTACCCGTTAA